ATCTTTACTTGCTGGAGGATATACTCTTGCACAAATGGGTCCACAGTTTTCCAGATTTATCCCACAATTAACTGGTGATACAACATGGAAAAAACAAGGATATGATTCACCTGAAGAGTTTCAGATAGACGCATTAAAACTTATACCTGGTATCCTGGAAGAAGGAGTAGATTATGTAGGAGAAAGAAGAAGGCAAGTTCATAAAAAAGGAAGTACTAAATATAAAAAAGAAAGAGCAAAAAAGAAAAATCCATTATTCAAAACAAGAGAGGAACTTTTAAAAAAATATCCTTCTATATCAAAGAAACTTAAAGCTAAAAATTCTGGTGATCAATTTGTAGCTAAATTTGGATATGATTGATGGTCAATAGATCAAGCATAAGGCAGGAGATTATGAAACCGGGATTGAAAAGAGGCGGTAGGCTCAAGAAGAAAAAGAAGGATGGTAAATGGATACAAAAAGCCAATATAAAAAAAGGGGCTTTAAGAAAAAAATTAGGAGTTAAAAAGGGCAAGAAGATTACAATGGCTCAATTAAATAAAGCATCCAAGAGTAGTAATCCTACTACCAGAAAACAAGTTGCTTTAGCAAGGGCTTTTAAAAATATGAAAAGGAGATCTTAAAATGGCACTAGGACCACATACATTATTGAAACGTCCACCTGATCTGGATGAGATACTTGGCAAGCCCACCGGACAGGGATTTGGTGCTGCCCGAAAAGGACCATCCATTGTTGGAAAGCCACAGGATGTTGTTGTTGATGAGGACTATCAGCAAGGTAAGGCTTTTAAAATAGAAACGTCTGATAAAGATAGTAGTTACGGGGAGGCTTAGTTATGACAGATGCTGAATATAAATCTCAACAAGCAGAAGCTAAAAGTAAAATTAAAGTACTTCAATCCACTAAAGATCGAACTCCAGCACAAAATAAAGAATTAAAAAGGTTACAAGTTTTTAGAACGAGTCTTTCTCCTTCTAAACAGAAACAGGTTAAGAAAAATATTGGAACTGCTAAAGATATCGCTTTAACAGGTCTTACTGCTATTCCTGGTTTAGGTGCATTAGGATTAGGTGCAAGGGCTATAATGAAAGGAATACAGGCTGGAAAAACAGTTTTTAAGGTTGGTAATAAAACATTTAAATCTAAAGATGCTGCTGTAGCCGCTGCTAAAAAAATTAAAGCCCCTCTTCCACCTAAAGCCAAAGGCAATTTAAGTAAAGAAGCAAGAGGTAGAGAACATATAACACGATTAGCAGAACAGAAAAAGAAAACGCCAGGTGTAAGAGCAGCAACAACTAGAGGTATAACGAAAACGGCTGCTCAAAAGGAAGCTTTAAAAACATCAGCTAAACGCTCCGGTGCTGGTGCTGCTGGTTTAGGTGCTATATCTGCAACTGCTGCCGCTGTTTCTCCTTCTAAAGCAGAAAAGAAGATTCCATTAATAAAGGCTCCTTCAGGACCATTTAAAGTAAGGCCAAAAGGCTGGAAGAAAAGTGCTTCTAAAGTAGTTAAAGAAAAGAAACCTAAAGTTATAAAGAAAGTAGCTAAAAAGAAATTTGAAGGGGAACCTAGAACTATAGCACAGGCTAAAAAAATGGGCAAAAAGTATTTTATAAATAAAGCTGGTAAAAAATTAGCCGCTGTTACAAAGGAAGATTTAGCAAAATTTAGGAAAAAAACAGGAAATCCTAAAGCTACATTAACACAGCTTTTAAATGCTCGTAGAAAATTAGTATCTCCAACAGAATGGAAAAGGAAAAGTGTCAGAAAAACAGGCGGCATAGTTAAGAAAGCAGGAGGAGGCAGAATGAATACAGATGAATTACGTACTGCTGAAATGAGATCTGCTGGAAAAGATCTACATCAACCTCAATCTAAAATCAAGAAGCGTATTAAAAAAGAAACCAGGTATGCCTCTCTAGGAGGTAAAGTAGGAGGTCAAGATTACAGAGACAGGGAAGATGAATCGATTTCTAACCGTTTAGGAAAAGGAAAAGCGACAAAGAAGAATCCTAAGAAAGCGGCTAAAGAACGAAATTTATCTTATGGTAAGTGGGGTAAAGGCACAGGTAAAGGAAAGATAAATCGTAAGAGTAGTGGTGCTTCATTTGTAGCTTCATTATATGACTAGGACTGAGTTTAAAAGCCGATTAAGGAAGTCTATAGAAGAAGTCGATAACGACTATTCTTTAATAGATTACAGTATTCCTGAACCTAGGCAGGAAGATTACAAGACCTTTAGGGAATACTGGCATGATCTGTCAAATCTTGAAGATGGTTATCTATATCTGAAATATAAGTATACTTATGGAAGCAGATTAAAGGAGGAAGACTATGTCACGTTGTCAAAATTGTGGACATGATTCTCATTGCGGTGTTCCTCTGGTTAAAAACCTGACAGGGTATGCTGAAATAGAACAGATAGAAGTATGTAAGCATTGTCGTTGTAAAAGTTGCTGGAAATGGGAAAACTGTTAATATAGTGGAGTATAATATGATTAATTTTAAACATCCAAAAGATGTCCATCTTGGTTATTTTGAACATCTCAGATTTACATGGTTTGAGAGTATCAGATTAGCAGGAATGTGTTTGATAATGTTTATACATGGATTAATTCCTTTTATTTTTGATCATTCCTTTTCTTCCTATATAGAAAAATCTTCTGAAAGAATTAAAAAAATTGGTACATAAGGAGAATATATGTATACATTGTGACCATCCCTGTCATTGTGGTATGATGTGTTCTTTTTATAAGGACAAAAAAGCATGTAAATGTGATGAGTGCAACTGTAGATCTCCTGAATGGGGAGAGCCTACAGAATATATGGAATAGAAAGGAAATAAATGGCAGTCTCTGGCACATATAATTTTAATCTGGATATAGATGAGGTAATTCAGGAAGCTACTGAAATGATTGGTGGTGAGGATACTCTTGGCCATACCCCAGCTTCTGCCAGACGTTCCATTAACCTGATGCTTAAGGATTGGCAGAACAGGGGCATACTTCTCTGGACAACCAGTACAACCACAGTTACAGTTGTAGCTTCAACTACTTCTTATGATCTAAGTGGTTCAACAATTAATGCACTGGAAGTAGTTCTGAGAAGGGACAATACAGATATCCAGCTTACCAGAATTACTCCTGAAGAATACCTTATTATTCCTGCACCTACACAGACAGGAAGACCTACCCAGTATAGTATCAGAAGAGGCAGGGATAACCCTGTGATGTCGGTCTGGCCTATTCCAGAAAATTCCACAGATGAATTAATACTTGAAATAGTAAGTGAGTTAGAAGATGTAAATAAATCTGCCATACAGAATGCAGATCTACCTAAAAGATTTTTACCTGCCCTGACTTGTGGACTATCATATTATTTATCCATGAAAAGACCGTTGGTTCCAGATACAAAGATTGCAATGTTGAAAGCTAATTATGAAGAGATATTAGCCAGAGCAATGGAGGAGGATAGGGAACGTGCCAGTATCTACCTCTTGCCTAGATTGACGTTTTATAACTGATGGCTACACAAAGAAATGCCCTTGCCATGTGTGATACATGTGGCTTTGTTTATCCACACAGGGTAATGAGATTAAATAGTTATGGATTACTGGTATGTCCAGAGGATTTTGAAGGTCAGTTCGATCTTAAGAATAATCCTCAGAATAAAGTACCGAATGTAAAAGACAATCCTTCTATTAGAAATCCCAGACCTGATACAGGTGGAAGAGGAATTACATGGGATGAAACAGCAACATGGATCACGGTTGATCCTACAACTCTGGTAGAGACAACTCATACAACTAAGTATGATGATGCCGATAAAGCTTGGGATGCAATATGACAGATTTAACAGGAAAATTAATATCAAGAACTTACAAGCAACTGCTTCAGGTTAATTCAAGTACCAGCAATACCGGAGTAAAGGCTTCCATTACCAATGTTCAGTCAGGAGATGGTGTTGCCAGTGCCTTGAATGTAGGTACAGGAGGAGTTGTAGTTTCCGGTAACTTTGGAGTACATGGAAATGCCAGTGTAAGCGGAGACTTGTTTGTAAGTGACAAGGTTTGTACTTCTGCCTTTTACGGAGACGGTACAAACATTACAGGAATTACAGCCTCAGTAGGTGGAGATATATGTGTAAGTTCCCTTACCGTAGCCAATACAGGAAACTTTGGCGGTAATGTAGTTATTGATGGGAATGCCACTGTAAGCGGAACCTTTGATGTGGCTGGCAATACATCCATAGGCGGGACATTGACAGTTACCGG